AAGTCTAGTTTTAATTTCATCTTCTAGTTTCTTGCCATCTAATTTTTTATTAAGTGTATTTGCATCTACTACTGTGGTATCATAAATTTCTTTATATTCTAAATATGCTTTGTCCGTCATATTTAAATGTGTTTGTTTAATTGTTTTGTATGAGGAAATTGCTAACGATGTATTATAATAGTGCAAGTTTCCTAAATCACAACCTTTATCACTAAAAAATAAATCATAAACCAAAGAGTTATTCTCTGGATTAAGTTGTGGCAACTCTGGCTGTGGACCTGGAGCCATTCTTGGCGAAAAGAAATTTCCTCCTATTGCAACATCCTCTCCAATAATATCAAACATCTTTAAATGTAAACATAGTTGAGGACTACTACACTTGTAAGCAGTTGCATAACTTATAAACTCTCCGTTATCAAAAAAGTTAGCAAAGTTTACATCAACATACTTATAAGGTATGCTAAGTTCTTCGCAAGTTTGTACTGCATATTGTATGTCATAATCATTATAACATACTCCATTATCCATCCATCTACCTATCAAACATTTAACGTTTCTGTGTTTGTGAAACAGTCTAAGCATTACATCACTGTCTAAGCCACCACTACAACATACTGTAATGTTTTTGTGACCACTAGTTGCTTCTAGTATGTTATCACTCCAACTTAAATCGTTAGTGTTTTTATTTTTAAAATTAAACATTACTCTGTTTGTAATGTTATCTATTAGAATTGTTTTGTCTTGATAATCTCTTTGTTCCATATTATGCCAAGCCAGCAAACACATTAAACGACCCACTCATAATAGGGTGACCACAAGATGTTAGGTCTCCAAATCTTGCTACTGGTCTACCACAAGCCAGCACAGCCGTAGGCGGTGCAAATGCTCCTGTAACTATTCTACTAACAGCACAGGTTGGAACTTCTGGTGCTGGTGGGTGAGGTGCTATCATATCTCCTAATAGTGCGACTGGTAGAGCATTTACTAATACTGGTCCCATAAATGTGGTTGCTCCTGGTCCCATAATAGGTCCAATTGCACTATCTAAGAATATTCTTGCTACTGGTCTCATACAAGTATTTATCTATTGTAAATACTAGCCTGTTAAGATTTGTTTGTCAGGTGAGGAAGGTCTAATAATATTTGATGTACTTTGCTGATATGCATCTGCAACTTCAGAATCTGTTTCAACTAATGCTAAAACACTACTAAGATTAATTGTTGTAGGGCCAGGCTTACAACTAAAGATCCAAGGAACTAATCCAACTCCCCCTTGTGGTGTAGGACTAAGTGCTAATGGTTTATCGATTGATAAAGAAGTATCATCAGCCTCTTGGAAACTAGCAACGACTTCTTCGCCACTTGCTAATTTTAATGTTATGGTATCGTGTTTTTTTAATTTGTCTAGTATTGATTTCATACAACTACTTATGTTGTATTACAGACTGAAGCCTTTGAAAGTGGTATCGTCAACGTCCTGTTTAGTACCACCAATTACATAACTGCTGATTTCTGTTTCTTGAGGTGCTACTTGTACACTACCTCCAGTTATCCAAGACTGAGTCCAAGGTAAAGGATTTGTTCCTGTACTGTAAGGCGTGTCTAGTCCTACTGCTCTCATTCTTTTACCAGCAATATATTCCACATACTGTTTAAGCAGTTCTGCGTTAAGTCCAATAATACTACCGTCTTTGAACAAATAGTCTGCCCAAGCCTTTTCTTGTTCAACTGCATCAAAGAACATCTGCCTACATTCTTCTGTAGATTCTTTGGCAATCTTTTCAAAGTCTTTGTCCTCACGTGGAAGAAGTTTTAACATTTGTTGTGTACTTGCCAAGTGAACGTTCTCATCTCTAGCAATAAATTTAATAATTTTTGCGTTGCCTTCCATTCTTTTAAGTTCAGCAAATGCCCAACTACAAGCAAAGGATACATAAAAACGTACGCCTTCTAATATGTTTACACTCATTAAACACTTGTAAATACGTTTCTTATGTTCGTACTCGTTATACTTTTTACTGCCCTGTTCTCTGAGCATATTGTATTCAATAAGTTTATCATAGTTTTCTGTAATGCTGTCTGCACAATCACATATTTCTTTGATGTCTAGCATCTCATCAAAAACTTTGCTTGGGTCAGGATATACGTTTCTGATAATATGTGTATAACTTCTACTGTGAATAGTTTCACTGAATGCCCAAGTTTCAATCCAGGTCTCTAATTCTGGAATACTAACAATAGGCAAAAAAGCAAGATTAGGTGAACGACCTTGTACACTATCTAATAGTATTTGCCTTTTTAAGTTACTGGTAAAAATATGTTGTTCAAAGTCTGTTAGGTCTTTGAAGTCTTTTGCATCTTTTAAAATATCAACTTCTTCTGGACGCCAAAAGAAACCCAACTGCTTATCTGTTAGGTTATCAAACTGTTTGTATTTTAATATATCAAACCTTTGCATTCCAAGTCCACCATTGGTGTCTAAAAACATCTTAGCCTTTGTATGGTCTGATTTATTTTTTACGTCTAATACACTCATTAAATTTTACAACTCTCGCAATCTTCGTCATCTAATTCGCCTTGTGGCAAATCTTCTAATTTGTCATCTTTGTTAATATCTATCTCACCTTGACCATCGTATGTGTTATTATAATATAACTGTTTACCGCCATACTTATAAAACATTAAGATATCCTGTATAAGCACACTCATTGGAACTTTTTCATCTTCATAGTGTTCAGGATTGTAAGAAGTATTTACCGAAATCCCTTGGTCAATGTACTTTTGAAGTACTGCCATTATTTTTAAATAGCCTTGTGGGGACTTCTGATCCCATAGTAAATCATATTTATTTCTGTAGTACGGAAACCCTGGTACCACTTGTTTTAGAATACCGTGTTTACTTTGTTTAACACTTACAAAACTTCTTGGTGGTTCAATACCATTTGTACTGTTACTAATTTGTGCAGATGTTTCACTAGGCATAAGTGCCATCAGTGTAGAGTTACGAATACCTGTTTCTTTTAACTGCTTACGCAAACCTTTCCAATCCATTCTTTCTTTGTGTTTAACTAAATCATCGACATCCTTTTTGTATGTCTGGTTAGGTGTTATGCCTTGTCCATATTTTGTTTCTGGTGTGCCAGGACAAGCACCTTTTTCTACTGCGAGATCGGCACTTGCTTTAATTAAACTGTAACTCCAGGCTTCTGCCCATTCATCTACTAGTTCTAAATTTGGTTCTTGATAATTTGTATCATTCTTTGCTAACCAATATGCAAAGTTAATAATACCAATGCCCAGTGGACGTCTTTTCATAGTACTGAGTTGTGCCGCCAAAACTGGATACTCTTGATAATCAAGTAATTCGTCTAAACCTCTTACAGCAAGATTACATACTTTCTCCATATCAGTGAAGTCTTTTATTACTCCCCAATTAACAGCACTCAATGTACACAAACTAATTTCACCTTCTTCATCTGCAATATTGTTTAAAGGTTTTGTGGGTAAATCAATTTCACAGCATAAGTTACTTTGTCTAATAGGTGCTACTTCCTCAACAAACGAACCGTGTGTGTTTGCGTGGTCAACATTCATCAAATAAATTCTACCTGTATCTTTACGTTCTGTTACAAAGGCACTGAACAAATCAATTGCTGGAATACTTTTCTTTCTAATGCTTGTCATTCTCTCTGCTTTCTCATACAGTTCTTGGAACTTATCTTGATCCGCAAAGAAACTATTATATAATTCAGGCACATCTTTAGGTGAGAACAATGTAATGTTACCGCCACTAATAAGTCTTTCGTACATCAGTTTGTTAAACTGTACACCATAGTCCATATGTCTAACACGATTGTCTTCTGTACCTTTGTTGTTCTTTAACACCAGTAAGTCTTTTACTTCTAAATGCCAAATTGGATAGTATAAGGTGGCGGCTCCTCCCCTTACTCCACCTTGGGAGCAACTCTTAACCGCCGATTGAAATAACTTGTAGAATGGAATAACACCTGTGTGAGTTGCGTCTCCACTCCTAATTGGTGAGCCAATTGCTCTAATACTACCAGCACCTATGCCTATGCCTGCCTTTTGACTTACATACTTAACAACGGCACTAGACGTTGCGTTAATGCTATCCAAACTATCATCAGTTTCAATTAGTACGCAACTGCTAAATTGTCTTTGTGGCGTTCTAACACCTGCCATTACTGGCGTAGGCAAAGAAATTTTGAAAGTACTGATAGCATCATAGTATGCTTTTACATAACTCATTCTTGTTTCTGCTGGATACTTACTAAACAATGTTGCCGCAATCATCATATAGGCAACTTGTGGTGTTTCAAATATTTCACCTGTTGCTCTATTTTGCACTAGGTACTTACCACGGAATTGTTCCATAGCCGCATAAGTCAATACTTCATCTCTATCGTGTTTGATATATGTCTGCAAAGTA